ATTGTTAGAATTGCGCGCGGGCAACCCCGCATTACCATTGTTATTAAGGTTGCAGCAGGCCCACGCGGCACGGACCCCACTCGTTGCCAGACCAACGTAGAAGCCAGCCTTACACCCGGTACCGCTACCGGCTACCGTGCTAACGGTATCCGGCCACAGAACTGCTTTATCCTCTGCCACTGCCGTATCCTCAATGTACTGCCAGCCGCTGCTGCTCCCAGCGGGGAACACCAGCGTCAAATCCTCTTGCTTGGTGTAATCGCTGGTAATGCTGCTGCCGTTCACCTTGCTTTGGTCGTGGCAGGTGTAGCAATCAAAGGTGTAGTTGCCATCCGCATCCGTGCCCCACTGCCACAGCTCATCACTAATAATTAGGTATGCGCCAATTTGGAACTCGGTGCGCTGTATCAGCCCCGGTTCTTTTCCTGTGGTGGGGCTGTACCGGCTGCCGTCATAGCCCTGCACCGTATCGTTCCAACCGCTCCAGTACGGCATAGTGGAGATGTAGGTGTCGGTGGTTATGTCAAATGGCGTCTCTGTGTCCAGGTTTACAGCTTTATAAGCAGTGCCATCTACCGTTACATCTGTGATACTCTTAATGCGCACGTTTTTGGCCAGCTTGTACATACTGGCTGTACCGCGATCGGCACTGGTGCCCGTCCCGGTATCGCCCACAATGACGCTGCTGCCGACAAAGAGATTTTTCGCCTGCGTGGCGGTCAGCAGCACGCGGGTTACACCGGTCTCAGCTGCGGCAGCCTTATACTGGTAATTGTACGCCGTGCAGCCTTCAATCGTGCCGGAGTTGCCCTTGCGCGCGTACTTCAGCCGGATCATGGCAAGCTGCCACTTGATCAGGTTGCCGCTCGCGCCGCTGTACTGCGACCCGCGGGCGCGCCATTTGGCGACGTCTGTGTTATGGCTGCTGTAATTGAGCGGCGGCAAGCCCGTGCCGCAGGTGACGTTACCGTCGGCATCCAGCCCCGCTGCATAGGCCGGGTTGCCGATGTAGGCGTGGACTTTGCCCGTGCGGTCAGTGCCCTGCGGCCATGTGTCATAGCCTGTGGCGGGGCGGCATTGCATTTTGAAGTAGCGGTAACCATCCTCGTTCCACTCGCGGGTGTATGTATTTTTTTGCAGCGCCCAGCACAGGTGTGTGCCGCCGCGTACCTCGTCATAGCTGTCGATAAACTCGACGGCATAGATGGTGTGGCTGCCGTCTGCGGCCTTCTCGGCGGCCACAAGGACGCTCCAAAACTGCGGCAGGTGCGCAAAGTCGTCCTGTTCTGCTGTTGTCTCGGTGCTTGGGGTACAGGTAAGCCTCGCGCTGTCGTCCGTCAGCTCGCCGATGGCCGTCTCGCTTGTGGGAAATAGTGGAAACTTCACGCCGTGCACGCGGTCATCGTCCAGCACAGTGCCGAACCAGCGCTCTAAAAGTTCGTTGCGGGTGGTGGTGCCTTCCGTCCAGTTGGCCCGCCACCACTGTACAAACAGGCCGTTCACTTCGGCCACTGTGCTGGCGTTGTTCACCAGCGCGTTGTACATTTGGTCGATGGCTGCTGTGCTGCCGCTGGCCAGCACGCTGGCTTTGTGGACGGCCACAAGCTCCGCCTGCATCTTTTGCATCGTGCTGTCCCGCACTAAGTCAACTACTTGCGTTGACATGGTTTTGCCCTCCTTAGTCTGTGTCTGTTGTATAGATCATGGATAAATGACCGTCGCTTTTGTCCACTGCCCAGCCGATGTTTACCAGCCCGGCATAGCCCGCCGCTTCCAGCGCACTTGCGGCTGCTGCCTTCATGCTAGCCGCTGCCTCGTCCGCGCTGGCCTTGGCGTTGGCCTCGCTCGTCGCGGCGGCGGTTTTGCTGTCGGCTGCGGTGGTAGCGCTGCCTGCGGCAGAGTTCGCGCTGCTCGCCGCCGCGCTGGCGCTCTTGGCCGCAGCATCGGCACTGGTTTTGGCGTTGCTCTCACTTGTGGCCGCTGCCGTTTTACTGGTGGCCGCGGCGCTGGCGCTGTTAGCCGCCTCCGCTTTACTGGCAGAGGCTGCGTCCGCGCTGGATTTCGCGCTTTTTTCGCTGTCGGCGGCAGCTGAGGCTGACGCTGCCGCCGCCTCGGCGCTTTTGGCGCTGGCATCCGCGTTGGTTTTGGCGTTGGTCTCACTGACCGCGGCATTGGACTCACTGGCCGCTGCCGCCGCTTGGCTGGCAGCACTGGCAGCGGCGCTTTCTGCCGCTGCGGACTCGCTACCAGCTGCAGCGCTTGCACTTTTGGCAGCGGCCTCGGCACTGCTCTGTGCGTTATCCTTTGCGGCGTCCGCCTCGCCTTCGGCAGCCTCGGACGCCTGCTGGCTTTTTTGCGCGGCAGCCTCGGACGCTTTGGCCGCCTGTTGGCTGTCCGCCGCCATCTCGGCACTCTTGGCCGCAGCATCGGCGCTGGCACTTGCGTTGCCCTCGCTGGTCGCCGCTGCCGTTTTGCTGGCAGAGGCCGCATCCGCGTTTTCGGCCGCCGCGCTGGCGCTCTTGGCTGCCGCGTCCGCACTTTGGGCCGCGACCTGCGCGTTGCTGCCGGTCTGCGTCAAGAGCTGCTCCAGCAGGCTTGGCGTGGCGGTACTCTCAGTGCCGCCGGTCGGTGCGTGGTCGCGCACCGTGTAGCGCACATCCGCGCTGATAATTTTTTCGTTGTCGGCTAAGCCCTCAAACACAACTCGGCCCGTCTGCGTTGGCCGGTTCGTCGCTTCCGGCGGCACGGTCAGCAGGCCGTCCGTACCCAGCGCCACGCGAATGCCAGGCGTGTCCCAGTGGTCGGGAGGATAGGTCGGCCAAAAGGTCGCCGTCACCAAAGTACAAACATCCCACGGCTCGGCTAAAGTTACCTGGATGGTTTCATGCCCATAGCTGCCCCAGGTGCCAAGGGCGATTTTTCCGGTCGCACTCTGCCCGCTTTCAGACGCGGCCTGCGCGTCATAGCCAGACAGGGTGATCTGCCAGATAAACGGCTCCTTTTTGTATCATGCTTCGCCTAAAAGCGCCAGAAGGCGCTGCTTTTCGGCTTCTTCCTCTTTGGTAAGCTGCGGGCGCAGGTCAACGATTTCCTTGTTTTCGCGGTAAAACTGCTGTTCCCATTTTTCGAGTTTTTGCCCTTTTGCCAGCTTATGGCGGATGCCCACCACCGTGGCAAGCGGCCCGCTGCCGATGTTCATAAAGTAGGCAATGAATGTCCACCAGTGCAGGTAGGGCAGCGCCCGTACCTCGCACCCGGCGACCTTGTTCACGCCGCCCACGATCAGCTCTGCATCCTGCTGCCAGTCGATTTCCCGTTTGGCTCCGGGCTTGCCCTGCGTTTTGCCGCAGGCGATAAACTCCGCCATCCGCTCGGCAGCTTCCTGCCGGTTTTGCGCGGGGATGTCCCGCCAGTTTTCGTAAAACAGCGCCATGGCAATATACCACCGCTCCTGTTCGTTATCATCGGTGTTCTGCAGGTGGTCGATGATGTCCAAAATATCGCGGTAGTCGGTATGCACGGCATATGGTTTCCCGCCAACCGTCACTGTGGTCGGCAGCGTCCAGCCCTGCATTATTTCTTGGCCGCAGCGCGGCGTGCGGCGCGGTTTGCCTTTGCCGTCTGCACGGCTTTGTCGGCTTTTTCTTCCATGCTGCGTTCTGCGCCTTCCCGGATGATCGGCGTCAGGGCGTCCAGCAAATTCGTCACCACACGCCTTCCGTTGCCTGCGACCGCCGCAAGGTTCACGCCATGCAGGATCTCGTCAAAGTCGTTACCCGCGCCAAAAACGCCGTTTAATACCTCTTTAATCTTCCGGTCATACTCGGCCAAAACGGCCAGTTCCGCGCCAACGCGCTGGTTGTCATCCGGGAAATCAGCCTCGATCTGTTCCATTCGCTTCTGGGCTTCCGCGTCCAGCTCGGTCAGGGTGGTTTCGGCTGCAAAAAAGCGGTTGTACACGTTGGGGTCGCTGGGGTTGAAGCGCAGCACGCCGCTGCCGTTGATCTCAAACTCCTGGACGCCGGTGTCAATGGTAAGTTGTTTCATCGTATAACCTCCGTGTTTTATTGCCCGATCAGGGCATCACAAAAGCGCCCTTGCTCATTCGCAAAGGCGCTCATTGTCATGCTCTCATCAGGTCGATGCTGTAAAGGTCTTTGTGCTGACGTTGAAGGTACCGGTCGTTTTAACGCCCGTGTAGTGGACATTGAACGGGATCTGGTAGCCGGTGGTGTCGCCGCCGTAGCTGCTGACTTCAACGTAGCATTCCTCTTTCACGGCGGGGTACGCACCGGAAGATTCGGTTTCCCACAGTTTGACCTCCACAATGTCGGTTTTCAGGTCATCCAGCACCAGATCACCGTCAATGATGGCCTGGAGCTTTGTAAACAGCGGGTCATCCTTTTCGGCGTAGTACGGGGCAACTTCGCCCTGCTTCTGGTAGCTGTCGATGGTCACCGACGTTTCGCCCATGATGTTGCTTTTCTTTTCAACATTGGCCGAAAGCTCCGGGCTGTACTCTTCCAGGTCTTTGCCAAGGCGTACATAGGCTGCCGTACCGGTATCCCCCGCAAAGACGGTGTTCAGGTAATGCGCCATATACTTGCGTTCGATTTTCACTGGATCAGTTCACCTCAATTTTCAATTTTTCGCTTGAATGTGACGGAAAGCACTGCCATGTACAGCGCGGTGCCGCTGTCCTCGGCGCTGTACAGTGTACCGTTCTGGGCCTGCGCGGTGGCTTTAGTTTCGGTATTGCCAAAGTTCGGCACAAGCCCGCGGGCGCTCTGTTCCTGTACCCAGCGCTGGAAGTCCATCACCCAGCTTGCGTTGGCGCGGGCTGCCGTGTCGTCCTGCAGGGCCTTCTCAAACGTAAAATACAGGCCAAAGTTATAACGGTCGGTTAGCGTCACGTTTCCGAGAATATCCTCTCTGCGCTCTACCTCCACCAAGCCCTGTGGGAACACAAAGCCCTGGTTGGGGATCTGGTCGGTATAGTCCACCTGGCAGCTTCCCAGAATATCGTAGCCATCGTAGGTTTTCAGCCATTCGATCAGGCATTCAAGGTCTGTCATTTCAGCATCCTCCTCATGTAGCGCGCAAGGTCGGCGGCCATGGCGTCGCCCTCGGCGGCCATAACGGCTTCATCCCAGCGCGGCCCGGCCAGCGGGTTTTTGGTATGGGTATAGTTCAGCGACTTTCCGCTTTTGCTCATGCCGTAATACAGGTACCGCGCCTGCGGGTTATCCGTCACGATCTCCGGCACATGGGTGTCGGTCTGCGCGATCGTCAGCTTGATGGTTGCGCCGGTGCGGTACGGCATATACTTCTGGATACGCCGCAGTACATTTGCGGTATGGAATTGCTGCACCGGCCCGTCCCGCCCAAGGCCGAGCGCTTCCACCCAGCCCTCGCCGTCCGGGATGTCCACGGTCACCCTGCACTTCATGCCCCTGCCTCCACATGGCACGGCTGCCCGTGCCAGTATTTCTGTTCCACCCAGGTTACGGTCGTCACGTCGTAGTCGCTGGGCAGCAGCGCCGCCCACTCCTCACGGGTCGTGATTTCCGGCCCCTCGCCCGCGACCACACGGTCGCCGGGCTGCAAAACATAGGTGCCGTCCATGCCGGTGTCAACTGTGGGGCTCACGCGCGCGGCGGTCTTTTGCGGGATAATAAGCAGGTACCCCGCGCTGTGTGCCGCGCCAGTCTTGTCCACCGCCACCGTGCGGCGGGTTTCATAGTGTACCCCCTCCAGCACGGCGCGGCGGCACTCGAACGGGTTGAACGTCGTGTGGTACACCGTCACGGTCATCGTGCACAGCGGGTAAGTCAGGGTCTGGTCCCTGGCAAAATATCGCTGCATTTCAGCACCCCCTGTAAATGTCGGCGTACAGCCCGGCGCGGCGGTACAGCTCCGCTGCCTGCGCGGCGGCGCTTGTGTCCGGCGCGGCCACCGCCGCGCGGTTCTCACTCACATTGCCCACGCTCACGCTCTGCACCGCGCCGCCCGCGTCCTGCAGCTGCGCAAACTCGTACAGCGCCTCGGCCATGGCGCACACGGCCATATTGCGGCTGCCGGTCTGCGGGTAGCTGACATGGTAGATGCGCTCGTACCGGTTCATCTGGGCCTCGGCGTCGCGGCACACCGCGTCCCACGCATCGGCCGGGATCAGGCTGCCGCAGTAGGTTTCGCTGTAAAAATTAAAGTCAGTCATGGGCCTTCTCTTGTTCGGCATCCGCTTTTTTGCGGGCGGCTTTCGGCGCGGCAGGCTTCTCCTGCGGCGCGGGCGTCGGCTTCGGCAGGATATACCCGATCGTCTTGCTCATCAGCCCACCGCCTTGTGGTGCGCGTACACGCCTGCGGTCTTGTTCGCGTAGATGTCCGCAATGCCCACCATCTTGCGGATCTGGTAGGTGCTGCATCCGCCCATCCCTGCCGCCTCCTTACAGCTCTTTCGCCTCGGCTTCGCTTACATCATAATAGAACTCATCGGTCTGGTTGATGTACGCGCCCAGCTTGCACAGCAGCTCCGCGGGTTCCCTGCGCAGTGCCTCACGGTCAAGGGTTTCGGTGCGCTTGATCAGGTTGTCCCGCCCCAGGGCTTTCAGCTGCGCGATCACATCCTCCACACGCCCCTTGGGCAGCACCAGTTTGCTGCTCAGCCGGTAGCCCACCACGCCGAAGTTCAGCGCGCGGCTCTTGCCCACCAGCTCGGCGCGGTGTCCGTCCACAAACGCTTTTACCTGGCCTTCCAGTTCCTTCACGCGGTTCTGCACGGGCAGGGCCGTGGTTGTGTAGGTATCCTTGGCGGCATCAATTTTTCGGTCGCGCTCCACTGCCAGTTCCGCCAGCGTGTGCCGGCATTCGCGGATGTCCCGCAGCGCTTTGTCGGTTTCCGCCCAGCTTGCCAGCACGGGCGCGGTTGTCACTTTCCGTCTTGCCATAGGTCATTCCTCCGTAATAAGCTGTATGTCTTGGTTGTTTTTCACAAGCTGCCGTCGCAGGGCGGCAAAACTTGGATAATACGGGCTGTAGGTATAGTAGGCGTAGTCTTCCTCGTTTTTGCCCATCGCCTTCAAAAACCACTTTTTCTTGTTTTCCGGGCAGTTTTTCTTGATCAGGCTGTGCTTCACGCAGTAACAGAACCGTCTGCGCTCCTCGCAATCTTCGACGAGCCATTTTCCGCGGAATGTGCCGTTCACATAAACAGCCAGCTTGCTTTTGTAAGGCGTCGCGTACTGCCGTTGGACGCTGATTTTGTATCCGTCCACCAACAGCGTAAGCCCGCCATACTTCCACAGGGCGCGCCGTTCGGCTTCCTGCCATTCGTCCTTTGTCATATTCGCTCCTTCCTCGCTCTGCATCGTTCAGGGCTTGCGACCTGCGCCCAATCGGGCGGCTGCATTAAGGCGGGGGCCTGCGCCCCCAAAGGGTTACGCGCCGTGCTGGTGTTCCATCACAATGGGCCGCTCCGGCAATTCGGCCCGTACCATGTTGCCGGCTGCCGCCTTGCGCTTGTGCTTGCCCTTGCGGGGGCGCTGCGGCAAATTTGCAAATTGCAGGCTCTCCACGGCATCGTCGTAGCCGTCCCGGTACCCCGTGTCGTATCGGTCGCGGAACATCGCGGGCGCTCTCTCCGGCTCCTCGTCGTCCGGCTGGCCGCCGTGCAAAAGTTCCCGCTCCAGCCTGCCGTCCTCAATGATCATCCGCGCAATAATGTACAGTCCCAGCACGCCCGCCCCCAGCGTTGCAAGCCCCTGTGTCCAGGTGCTGCCCGCGGCGATCGCGCCGAACAGCATCCCAAACGTCATGCCAAGCCCCGCCCCAAGGGCGGCGGCGTATCCTTCCCGTGTGCTCATGGTTTCCTCCTTAACTCAGTACGCCCACGCCCATGCTGGCGGCAATGCCGCGCAGGCCGTCCAGGCTGGTGTTTTCGTTGCGCACGGCGTTGGTGTACACGCTCATTGCGCCGCGTATGCCCCATTTGCTGCGGCAAACGCCGGTCATAAAGGCAAGCTCCTTGCCGTGGCTGCCGTCCGCCAGCGTCGGGAACAGCTTTTCCACATCCGCCAGCTTCACGTCGGCGGTGCTGTACCGGCGGCGGAACCGCACCCGGCTGAACTGCTGGGCAGACTGCGCTTCCTGCTTGCCCAGCATCCGGCTGTACACCTCACTGTTGCCGATCAGGCAGATGCCCGTTCCGCTTTCGCCGGTCAGGTCGTCGGGGTCGCTCAGGCTGCGCAGCTCCTCCAGCGCGTCAAAGCGCAGGTTCTGCGCCTCGTCAATAATGATCACCTTGTCCGTCCCCTTCAGCCTGTCATGGATGGCCATACTCAGCTCCAACCGGTTGCGGGTGGCGGGCAGTTTCAGGGCCGTGCCAAGCTGCCGCAGCATGGCGGTCAGCGTGCCGCCCACCGGGGTGCAGCGGATGTAAATGGCGTTGGCAGGGTTGTCCTGCACAAACCGCGCCGCGCCCCGCGTCTTGCCAATGCCCGCGTCCCCGTGCAGCACCACAATGCCGCGCTCCAGCTGGCAGTACTGGATGGCCTTGTATACATCCTCGCTCACGCTGGTGGGCACATACCCGGCACTCAGGTAGGGGGCCTTCTCGGCCTCGGCCTGCGCCGCCGCGCTGCGGGTGCGCAAAAACTCTTCGATCTTGCTTTCCACGGCTTCCACGTCGCCGGGGTACTTGCTGTTGCGGTACTGGCTCAGCGCCGTTGGGCTTACCCCGATCATGGCCGCCGCCTTGGACTGCGGCAGGCCGCTCTGCTCGCTCAGGTAAGCGTCCAGCTGTGCCTGAAGCGCCGCGTTATAGGTTTTCATCTTCAAAGCTCCCTTCCTGTTCATGCTGTTTTATCGCATTGGCCGTCATCCGGCCAAAGTCTACCAGATGTTCCGCGCCCACGGCTTGCAGCAGCGGTTCGCCCTCGTTTGCAAACTGCAGCTCCACAACGGGCGGCTTGGCGTTCTCCGGCGCGGTGATGCGCGCCTCAATGTTCTGCTGCGCCTTGGCCAGGCAAACGTCAAAGGCCTTGGCTTCGCCGTACACCTCTGTAATTTTCCCGGCCTGCGCTTCGGCGGCGTTTTTGACCAGCTTGGTATAGCCTCGCAGTTCGTGCATGGCGGCCTGGATGCTCTCGCGGTTTGCGCCGTATTCCAGCACCATATCGTCGCGGCAGGGCAGTTCGCAGATGAACCGGTCCTGCGGGTCATACGCCCGGATGGTGCGCAGGTCGTCGGGGTCGTAGCGGTAATACACCTTTTTGCCCTGGTACTGCATCGTGAACTCGTCCGTGTAGTAATCCAGCTTCGCGCCGTACAGGTTCGCGGTAATGCCGTTGCGCCCCACCTTCAGCGGGCGGCTGCTGCGCATTAGCATCAGGTTCAGGTCGGCGGGGGCAGCGATCCGCTTCCGGCTCAGGTTGTCCCGCCAGACCTGCAGCTTGGTTTTCCCGTGGTCGCGCTGCACCGGGCCGTTGTACTCGCTTTCGTTCATCAGGCCGTCCAGCAGCGTCTGCACGCTGGCGGTAAAATCGCTGTCAAGCACCACTTCACCGCCCTTTAACAGGTGTTTTAACTGCTCCGGCTTTTCCACCACCGTGCCGCCGCAGAATGTGTCAAACAATCGGCTGATCTGGTTTTTCACATCGCAAAAGCGCCGCTCAATGGTCTTGGCGCGGGCGTTGCGCACAATGGCGTTCGTCATTTTAATGCCCAGCCGCGTAAACACGGGCGGCGGCACAAATTTCTCGGTGTCATCCCAGCCCTGCCACTCGTTTTTGGTTTTGCGGGTGCGGTGGCCGGTGCCGCCAACGTCCTTGTTCAGGTATTCGCGGCCGTTATCCACATAGATGTTGTCCGGGATGCCGTACCGCAAAATGCCCCGCCGCAGGGCGGTCAGCACATTTTGGCTGCTGTTGGTGTCTGCCACATGGCAGCCCACAAAAATGCCGCTGCGCGCGTCCATAAAGGCGGTCAGGTACAGGCGGTGCGTCCCGCCGCCGTCGCCTTTGGTCACAACGTCAAAGGTGTGGGTGTCGGCGATCCAGTATTCATTGGACTGCATATTCTCGTATTCGCGCCGGATGTAGTGGCTGCATCGGTCATAAAATGCCTTCGGCCCTTCGCGCCCCATCGCCTTCACGGGCTCCGGCACATCCGCCATAACATGGCGGTAAAAAGTCGTGTAGTCCGGCACCGGCAGTGCTTCCGGGCAATGCTGTTCCAAAAAGTAGATCGTCTGGTCGTAGCATTGCTTGATGGGGCTTTGCCGCTGGTCCAGGTAGTAGTACATAAAGGCGTCCCACGCCGCCGCCGGGATCTTGCAGTACCCCCGCCGCGCCTTGCCGCGCCCGTCCACCAGTCCGTCCAGGTCATCCTCCAGCACGGCCCGCTGCCGCGCGTACAAGATCTTCCGGGTGATATGTACCTCCGGGTGGTCCAGCCGGAACTGCGCCAGCCACGCTTCGTCCGCGGCGGCCTTGTCACGGTACCCGGCACGGTAGCCGCGCCAGTCCTGCACGGCCTGGGTCCAAAACGCGATCTCCCCGCGTTCCTCGGTGCTGTATTCCTCCAGCGGCTTGCTTGCCGCCGTTTTCCCGGCCCCGCCCTTGCGCGGGCGGCCCCTGCCGCGCTTCGCGTTCTGTGGTTCCGCCGCGCCCTCCGCCGTGCCCTCCTGCGCGTGCTGCGCCAGGTAGCGCTGCGGCAGCGTGGGGTCAAGGGCAGCCAGCCCGCTTAATGGGAACAGGTATTTGGGGCGGTTATTGCTGTTGACTGTTTTCTCACAAGGCAGTTTGTTTGAGGCTGCCAATCGTTTAACGTGGCGCAGCGAAATCCCTGTCAATTCAGCAACTTCAGATGTGCTTAACATCGCGTCCATACTCTCACCTTACTTTCGGCCTGCCATCATCGGTCACAGGCGGCCATCCCCGCAAGACCGCCATTCCCGGCGGTTTCGGCTATTCAAAGTGTCCGTCTGTGCTGTAATCCCACTGCAGCTCCACGCTGCCGTCATGCAAGCGGTACAGCGCCGGGTGGTGGGCGGTGCAAACCCATCCGCTTGTCAAATTCTCCACGTGGGCGGTGTCTGCCGCCGCGTTGTACTGCCATACTTTATAATGGCTTCCCGCGTTGCGGTAGCTTTCGCCCGCTATCGGTGCGTCCGGCAGCCTGCGCACACCAGCATATCGGTCATTCCCCACGTCGGATCACCTTCTTCCTGGTGCCGTCATCAACCAGGTCATACAGCCGGTTGACGGCGGCGTCCGTCATAATCTCGGCAAAGTCCCAGTTGGGGGATGCCTCGCAGATCGTGGCTGCCAGCACTTCCACCAGCGCGTTCAGCGTGGCATAGCCGTCTCCACTCGCCGCCAATGTCACGATTCCGCTGTCTGACACCTTGATCTTAATCTTTGCCTTTGCCATCTCTTCGGCCTCCTTATCTCGGTTTAATTGCCTTTTAACGGCCCGTTTTGGGCCGGTTGAATTCCAATTCGCGGTAAAATCCTCCCGCCAGGCGGTCGTTGTCCCGTACCATCCCGCCGCGTCGGCCAGACTGTCATAGCGCAGGTCGGTTTGCTCTTCGATTGCATCCAGGATTTCTCGGTTCACGCCGTTTTGCCTTTCTTGCCGGGCGCATCAAACAATTCCTCCACCGGGCAGCCAAGCGCATCGGCGATGGCTTGGGCACGCAGGGAATGTGTTCTAAGGCTTTCTTTGGATTCGATCCGATAAATGGCCTTCTTATCCAGTCCGGCTTTCATTGCCAGTGCATATGCGCTAAGTCCCTGTTTCCGGCGGGCGGCCCGAATCTTTTCCGGGCAAGGCTTTATGTACATTTCGTTCACCTCGGTTATTCCCCATTTGTTCACTTTCTGCTATTATACTTCCCCTTTCGGGGAATGTCAAGCCTTTTTTGTTGCCCATATGGGGATAATGTGCTATTATAAGTATATCTATCCAAAGGAGTGCATCACTATGGGCGTCGCTCAACGGTTAAAAGATCTTCGTGAGGCCGCAGGCCTTTCTCAAGCGGAATTGGCAAGGGAAACAGGGCTTACAAGGAAGTCCATCATAAACTACGAAAACGGCTATCGTGAGCCAAATTCCAAGGCAATGGCCGCTTTGGAGCGTTATTTCCATGTTAGTGGTGAATTTCTCCGTGGGGATCTCGACGCACAACGCTTTATGGATGGTGCCGATGAAATCAATTCATCTATTGATGGGTTGAACGATCTTGTTTTACGATTCAAGCAGGATGTGCTAATTGCAAATCAGGCGGTGCAGCGGGAGTCCATCAATTATATCCGTGATAGCTTGACTGTACTTCTTTGTGCAATGGAACAGGACGAATTTTGTGCCGAAGAAATATCTCGGTATGCAAAGATGCTTACAGTCTATGCGTCTCTTTCCGCCGAAGGCCAAAAAGAGATGCTGAAGCGGTTGGATGAGTATAAATGTTTTGACCTGTCAAAGCATCCTTCGGATTGATGATAGCTGATTTGGGTCTTTTTGTACTCAAAGCGATACAAAATATCGCTGAGCGTTATGTCCTATTGATTTCAACGCTTTAATGGGACATTGCCAATGGGACTCATGACAGATAGAAAAGCCAAAAACAGCGATTCATCGCAATAGGACATCT